TAAGTTTGGTGAAGTCCAACTAAAATTTACTCCTCCAACTGTTTGTTCTGTAAGAGTTGTAGCTGTAGGGTTGATATATTTATTTGTATCGGTGCTTTCAATATTATGTCCTGATGCTGAGTAGGAATATCCTGTACGATACTGATGACTTGTGATGGTTTCATTAATTACTGATTCAGATGTTGAAGAAGTCTGACTCGAACCTGATCTAAATTGTGGAACGACAGGTACGGCTAATGTCCTTATAGGTAATGCTAATAAAACTAACCAGAAAAGTCTAGTCAATGGTTATGCGGACGGTAGTTGAACCAACGCAGCTAGTACCACTTCCTCCAGCAGTACAAGTATGAACACCTGATGAAAGTGAAGTGAGAGCAAGGTTTCCAGCAGTACCTCCGCTTCCCACCGTTGTCTGTCCTGATAGATGAGGGATTGTAGCAATACCACTAGAAGGAGTTATGGTAGATGGTGTGGCATCTCCCATAGTGATGGATTCGGTAAGAGAGAAAGCAGATCCCGATGTTGTCACCGCTTTATCAGTTTGAATTAAAGCTGGAACGCCAGCAGTCAATGATCCAACATTAAGTCCACCAATCTGTCCAGCAGTTGTAGATCCTCCAGAAGTTACAGATGGAGTTACATTGTTACCTGATATTGAATAAGTCGTCCCAAGTTTATTGGTGACGCTATATGGCATATCAACAGTAATCTGTGCAGAAGTAACAAATTCCTGTTTTATATCTGCATATGTAGGACTAGCTATCAGAAATAATAATGGAATTAATTTTTTCATTTTTTGTCCTCCTTTTTGTCTACAACTTCCGCACCAAGAATCTTGATGGGTGTCTCTATTCTAATTGTTTGATAGTTACCTGATTGTGTAGCTAGTAACTGTTCAACTTCTTTTTTATTTAGCGGCTTATCTTCTTTCTTAAAAGTCCCATCACCTCTTTTCTTTGCACCTTCTAGACCAAATGATGCCAATGCTCCCGTAAGCAAACTTGCAGGAAATGTAATGTCTTTTGGTTCGTTACTGTACCCTGGAATTGTTATGTAGTTTAGAGAAACTATAAACCCAGACCAACCAACAACCACAAGTCTTACTATAACTGAGATAAAAGCAAGTTGTTCCTCTTTGTCCTCAATAGTTTCTTTAAGCTTTTTCAGAGGATTTTTCTTAACTTCTTCTGTCATAATAAAGTAGCACTTATGGCAAATTTAGCAGATATTGATATGTTTGGAAAGTAAGACATAATTTAAGTATGTTAAAAATTCTAAAACCATTATTGTTGAAGTTTCTTTCGACATCAGCTTGTAAACAATTAGTAGTAGATTTATTACGCACAATTTGTAAGCAAACTTCAAATAGTCTTGATGATCAAGCTGTTGATTTTTTAGAAAAACAACTATTTCCAGGTAGACCTGTATCTTCTTTACCGCAATGACAGATGATTTCTTTGAAGTAATTTATGAAACGCCTACGGCAGAATTAGAACTCTCTACAGAATTACGATGTAGAGAAGTAATGAAATCTAATGATATTGAAAAAGTAAAAAGATTTTGCTGTAATTTAATGCGAAATCAGGCAAAAGTTGACGCAGTATTAGCTGCCGCATTGGGACGATTAGTTGAATATGAAACTAAAATAAACTTCGAGCAAAAAATTACAAAAGCGAAAGGTTTTAATAAATTTATTTTTGGCTTACAACAAAGAATGATGAGAAGACATATAAGAAAAATACTTAAGCAGTCTCCTCCTCAAAAACCTTAATCTCTTCATTTGAAAAATCTTTTATAAGCATTTTGCTTACTTTTTGTATTTCAAAATTATGTTTTAAAACTGCTGTTCTTATATTTTCTGTAACCCATTTACCATTAGTAATAACTTGTGCTTTTCTTTTCTCATTTATAAAAACATAATGGTCATATCCTTTTAAGTCATCATCTAAAAGTTTTTTTTCTAAAGATAGTATCCTGTTCTCTTTTAATATTCTAAGTTTTTCAGATGAATGTAGTTTTTTTTTCATTGATGGTATAAATCATAAACACGTTTTAATGGTATCGCAGCACAAGCTGGCACGACAGAATTTCCTAATGATTTAGTTCTGTCCACCCGATAGGATAACCCATCACTTCCTCTAGGAAGTATGGGCTTACTGACATACTGTCTCCAGTTTGGGTTAAGACGTCTGGTATGACTTTGGGACCATATTGTTTGTTCCATTTTACGGAAGTCCTTCCTTTGTAATCTCTTGCCGTTGGAGTAGGCAACGCACCACCATCTGCTTCTTCGATGACAGGCTCCCAATGTACTTGCAGATATAACTGACCATTCTGCATCGTACCCTGCTTGGGAAAGCTCTCCGAGAACGATGTCCAACCCGTTATTAAGGATCGCTGCCACGTTTTCCAAGACAACGAATCTTGGTCGAACCATGCGTATGACTCGCATGAGTTCGTAAAAAATACCTGATCTGGATTCCTCGGTAATTCCTGCTCTGTTTCCTGCAACTGAAATTGACTGACAAGGGAAGCCTCCGCATATGACATCATATTGTCCAGAGATAGCTGAGAAGGTTCTGATGTCATCGTGAATTGGTACGTTGGGAAAATGTTTGTTTAAAATTTTTTGACAGAAAGGATCAATTTCTATAAATTGTTTAGTTTCAAATCCTCCTACCAGTTTATGTGCAGCGTACGAAAAACCGCCGATACCCGCAAAGGTATCTAACATTCTTAAACCTTTCATCCTTTCTTTTTTCTTTTTATTTTTGATAAGTAAATTAAATAATTTCGTGGAGGTAGATCCATTAAATGACCACATTGTTTAACGTGTTCTTGAATTGTGTATTCGCCTGATTTGTAATCTTTCATTCTTTCGTCCAATTAAATCCATTATCAATACGACTTTGTTGTGCTTTATTCATTAGTTTTACATCTTCAGATTTAGCAACGTTATAATCATCTGCATCTGCATAAGTTTCAGCATATTGGTACGCAAGCCTTCTTAAAACGGCACTAGCTTTTTCTCCTTTTCTTTCACAAATATCTTTAAATAATTTACCTCTTGTTGGGTCTATTAATACTTGAAATAAAACTTTTCTGAAGATGCGATTGTATTCTTTAGTAGTCTTTGCTGATGACATAAACTAGCGTTTCTTTTATTATACTACCATGTTATAGGAGTGTCAGATTTTCTCCACCTATTATTGTGTTCATTTCGTTTTGCCTTACGTTGTATTTGCTTACCAGATCTTATTTCTCTATATTTTTTTAGGTGTTGAGTAACAGTAACTATATCTCTTGTCATAGATAAATTAACTTCGTCCATTAATCTATCAATAATTATCTCTCTAGGTGTCTTTTCCATTAGCCTCGTGCGGGGGGATAGCGTCCGAAATGTCCCAAACGCTTTAATCTTAGTTATAACCTAGATTTACGATGGGACAAGTAGGGTGGGACAAGCTATTTATTTAGCAAGTGTCCCATCATCAACGCTAGTGGGACAGTTATTTGGTGTCTCACCCCCCTGTCCCGTACCATTATCCTTACTATCATTATCATTTAATGTAGGTGGGACACTATTCATGGAGTCCCCCCGTGCGAGGATAGCTCTATATTTCTTTCCTTCTTTATCTTCTTCTACAAATTCTATAAGACCTCTCTTCTCTAATCTTTGGAGCGATTTTCTTATAGTTCCAGTTTTACCTCCAATCAAAGGATCATATAAAAGCTCATATTTGGAACGAGTTTCAGGGTGTACTGATCTTATTCTTTGTAAAATCTTATCGGTAATATTAGCGGGAGTATTATCGTTGGATGCAATTTCTGGAGTGAAATCAGATATACTATAAGTAAGGTCATCTTCCATCTTCATAATTAAGGAAAGCCCAGACCTACCGATACGAGACTTTTCGACTTCTATAATTCGAGCGTTACTACCAACTCTGCCAACTAAGTTATCATCGGGTTTTTTAAGTGCCCATGTTTCATCTACACCATCTCTAATAGCAGAAGTACCTCTAAATCCACCATTTTTATTAGCGTGATGAATTACAAGAATTGAAGTTGGTTCCCATAAAGTTCCATTGTTCTGTGTAAGCCAATAAAGAGGAGTAGCAAAATCAGATTTGTTTTCATCAAAACCTTTTCCACCACTACAACCAATCAAGGAGTCGATGATAACTAATTTAGGTTTAATAGCATCCATCAGCTTTATAAACTTTGCATAGTTTTGGAGCGACCAATCACCAAGAATGTAAGTATCGGTATCCATTGGATATTCAATATCCTCCAACTGTTCTTTAAGCTGAACCATTGACTGATCACCATTCAAAAGAAGAACTGGACCCTTCTGTACTGGCATATATTTGCCTCGAACTAGAAAGGGACTACCAGTTGCAACGTGTTTCGCAAGCGACCAAGCGGACATTGATTTACCATCTCCTCCCGAACCGAAAAGCAAAACAGTAAAAGGTGAAGGTAATATATCTGGAACGGTAAATGCTCTTTCAACTTCCAAATTCATCAAAGATTCTATTGTCATTATCTCAGAAGAGTTTTCATATTTCATCTGATCTATTAATAACTTCTCAATTCCTTGCTGATCTCGATAGCCAGCTCGTAATGACAAAGCATTTAGCTTGTAATTCATCTCAGCTGGATTATCTATATCCAATAAATCTTTAGCTTCTTTGATTAGATCTTCAAACTTTGGGACGGATAATCTAGTTTCTTGAACGAAGCGAGCTTCCGCTTCTTCAACAATCTTTTTTACAGTTTCAGTAAATCTTTTTCTTTCGGGATCTTCTCTATCTGCAAGCCAAATTAAAGTACCAAGACCAATACCACTAGATTTAGATTTAAAAGAATAAAAAACTTCTTTACATGGATTACCTTGCTCCCATTCTTTTGCATAATCTGGATCTTCAGAAGACCAAGAAGCCCATAAATG